TCCTAATTTTATCTAGAGTATAAGGTTTACTAGGGAATGCAACAGGTGCATTATCTATAACTTTTTTGGCATTAGCTAGTGCTTCACTTGTTGAAGTGGCTTTAGTCGTAATGACTACATACTCCTGACCAGTAAAATATACATTATATTCTTTACTCATCGTTTACCGCCAAAGTCAAAGAAAGCAGAAAGGTCTTCAATGTTTTCTTTTCTTTTATTTAAAACTGATTGATAACCGTTTAAATAATCATTATCATACGGTCCAAAAACATCGGAAGCATTCCTACGCTCCCTACCGTTAGTGGCATCTTCAACGCCACGCTTATAAGCATTTTCTGCTTCTTGTTTAGGGCTTAGTCTATTGTACATAATTTCTCCTCAACTTTTATTAACTTTATCAATAAATTCATTAACAACTTTATCAACATAAAAAGGTTTATAATCTTCATTAGTTTTAAGATTCATAAAGTCTTCTTTACTAGCTGAGTCAATACAGTTAGAACACAGCACGGTTTCACGTGTATCTTCAAACTCACTACAGCTAAGTTCCACGAGCCACGTATCAAGTGGCATAGAACGGTGTCGTTTAACACCGCTTACTTGTTTTTCACCTAATTGTTGACAGCCGTCACAATAATCGGTAAACCTGTGTTTAGGTAACATGTTTATAATAGGGTTATCGCTCATAATATTCTCCAAATATTTATTTAACTACATATATAGTAAACGCGATCAATACGATGGTTAAGGTAGTTCAGGTACATCACTATTCTTTTTAAACAGCCCATCTTCAAGTACTCCCTTGCGGTTTTTGATTTCATCGTAGGCTTGGTCAATACACTCTGTTACTTTTAAATCTAACTGCTCAGCTAATACCACTAAACACACAAATACATCACCTATACCGTCAGAGGTAGACCACTTGTCTCGGTAAGCAACACCTTTAGCAAGTTCGCCTACTTCCTCAACTAGTTTAAGCATTTGTTTTTCAGGCTGAACGTCAGCGGTCAAAAGTCCACGTTGCCTAGCCCATATTACTATTAATTCTTCTAGTGAATTTAAATCTCTAGCCATTATATACTCCTATGTTGTTAAAATATAAGGCTCGTTTCTGAGCACAAGTGAGCCAAACTTGCTATGAAGGGAAAATAATACAACACCCTTGCTCAATTAGAAGAGTCTTTGTTGATTTAGGTGAGTGACAAAACTCTTGCAAACTAAAAAATCTCACCACGTTGACGCTCATTATAAAGGAGGTAAAAGACACGTCAACTTATAAAAGCCTCCTGTATAACCTCATCTTTTTTTCGTTTATCCTTATAAGAACGCACTTGTTTGCCACTCTTATAGTAGGTCGTAGTGTAATCAATGTTTTTCGCCTTATTAATTACACGAGTCATAGCTGTAACGGAACTCATATCACGTTCCTTTTCTAACTCTTCGTTACGTTTTTTGACTATATCCTTATACTGTGTCATGAGGGTATAGGTATAAACTTCATGAAGGGTTCTTCCCTATAGCCTTCTGGAATCCACTTAACTAGCTGGTCTTCCACTACACTAGCAACATAAGTACAGTCAACTGTTTCACCTTCTTCGTCATAACCTAATATTACTGCCTTACCAGCAAAATTATAGTTAGTCGGAGCCCAATGAAAATATCGGTTAGGGTTTCTACATAAACCGTCATCATCAACGACTAGCATATTATTTTTATCAAGGGTGACTATATCAATAGCTGATATTTCCATCCACTTTTTTAACTCCGCCATATAATCGTCTCTGACAGGGTACGCAACACGAACCTTTTCTTTAAAAGGGTCAATCAGTATAGCTCGTAAGCCATTATTTTCTTCTTTCATACTACCTCCTAAGGTATTTATTTAAGTAATTAAATTTAAAACTGATCAAAAAGAAAGTAAAGTAAAGTGGGGTAAAACTTAACCCCACTTTACATTGAGCAAAACTAAGCGATCTCAAGAGTTTTGACTTTTTCAATGTCATATCTGATACCACTCATGGTATACAACCCAGTAGCTATAGCTTCTTTGATTGTTTTACCACTGACAGCTTTTACACGCTCATTATTGTGCTCGGCTGTTACTCGTTTCCCAGTCGCTTTTAATTTAGCGTCTGGGCTATATTTACCGAATTTAACTTTCGGTTCTGTTTTAGCAGTTTCAGTTTGAGTCTTAGCACTGCTTAGCATTGACTTTTTGGTAGCTGTTTTATTAGCCATACATTCTCCTATAAATGGGTATATAAATATACCAGTATATATAGTATAAACGATCGGAGTTTTAGTAAAGTTGGATCAGAAAGTTTTTTTACACGAAACGATTGAGGTTTCTTGGCGACACAGGTTTTGACCAGCCTTTCCCACCTCTACGGAGCTGAATACCTTTATTTTTAGAAACCATAATTTCAGTAGCATAAGCGAAGTTGCTTTCATTTAGTTCAGCTTGTGCGAGTATAGCAGGGTCAACGTAATATTCTTCGTAAGAACCTGCCCAAGAGGTATTAACATGTTCCCCCTCTATAAGACCTATAGGACCACACCCTCCCATACCACTTTCTACTAAAACAGATCTATTGCCAGCATAAGTCTTTTGTTTTAAACATTCATCTGAGCAAAATTTTCTACGGCGACCAGCACCTTCAGGTTGTTTAATAGGCTCTCCGCACCAAGTACAGAGTTTACTCATTATTAACTGTTAAGTACTTGGTCATAGCTTTGTTCTTTTATATCGTATATATCTATATCTCTAGCAAAAGACTCACTAGGGTCAATATTCAAGTGGTCATAAACCACATTACTAGCAGTTTCAATAAGCGACACACGTTTTTCTAAACGTTCAAATTCACCTGCGTTAGCCTTCATAATGGCTTGCTCAGGGCTGATAGCTTTTATTGGATAATAGTCAACCTGTATAGAGGTAAAGGGTACATAGTATGTAGTCAGGTTGGGGTTATTGCTAACTAGTTTTAAACGTGTTGGTTTCATAATTATTCCTTGTTTTTAAAAAATTACCTATAGGGTTATTTAGCCTTACATCGCAAAGATAATAAAGCCCTTTGTAAAAATAAAAGGCGTGGCGAGGATTTGGTGGCAGTTATTTGGTCCTCATTAAGCAATCGTGTCGACGTTACCATACTGCACCACTAAGTTAAACTGCGTTTTTTGGCGACTTGAGTTTCACACTTAGCCATTTATGGGTTCTTCACCTCTTACAAAGTAGCGTTTTCCTTCTTGGCGACTTTCGGCTTACGCTTAACCTAATTTTATTAAACCTTAGATGTAAAAAAGATAAAAGGTTTTTGTTAGCATCATTATACTATTCAAATGCTCCTAATAACCAGAACACGAGCAAGTATCTATCACCACTTTTAACTGGTAGCCCACGGTGCAAGTGACTGAAACTAGGAAAGAATAAAGCGTGACCAGACGGAAGCGGATCTACTATTCCCCTACCATGAAACTCTGTACCACCACCGTCATATTCACCAGTATTTAAGGGAACTACAACGCTAATATCTGCAGACGTATCATGATGCCAGGCACCTTGATTCTTATCAGCTAAGTTGTAGTTCGCTAACTGTATTGAGCCAGGACGGTCCACGTACCTTTGCCAAATACTCATAAAGACAGGGTTCATATAATTAAGTATCACGCTCCACATATTATTAAACAACTCAGGACAACGATCATGAAGCGTGATTTCTGGTATTTGACGCAGTTTATCTTCGGTAGGATTGACATCAAAACCAAAAACTTCTTCCATATTTTTTATTTCATCAAGCATCATGGCACAAAATTCTTCAGTAAATAATGGTATAGAGTAAACGTCTTTTACTTCTTCTTTTACGTACTCTTGTACAATATTTTTGATATCGACCTGTGCCCACTTGTCTTCATATTCTTGTATGGTAGGCTCACTTTCCTGGATTAATTCGATAGTTGTTTTGTCTATACACCAACTACTATTAATACCTAGCATAGTATTCTTTAATCTGTATGGTGCTAACTTACTGTACTCAGGCATCTTTTTTCCTCGCTGGGTTTATTAATTCAAAATAAAATTTTTTGTTTTCAATGTGCTCAGCTACTATCTCCATCATTTCATCAATAGATGTTTTGTCATTAAATACATCTTCATCAGTCATGATGCAAAGTTTCATAACTTGAACGTGCTTAGCTTCTTTTTTGTTTTTTGGCATTTTTATTTTTGCCTATCGCAAGTTTGATAACTTTTTGTAGCCTACCAGACTTCATAAGTTCATCAAATTTTTTATACGCAGTTTTTTTCATAGACCTGACCTAAAGGTTAAATTAATTCTTTCTTCAGCTAAAGGTAAATCAGGCACAGCGTGAGTACTCTTCATTTGACTGTGACCGTCGAATATAAGTACGTCTCCGTGTTCTAAAATATAAAACGTTTCTTTGTTTAAGAAATTTTCCTCGAAAAAAATATCGCTGGTATTAGTGTGATGTTTAATAGCGTTTTGGTAAGTACGCCAAGCAAAAACTCTAGGTGCACCAAAACTTACAGACACAACTACATCATCAAGAGTAGGTACAGTATCACTGTGGTGAGGTATACCTTCTTCTCCAGGATACAAACCACAAAGACAAAAGGTAAATTTAATTGAATCTAAATAAATAGCACTAGCTAAGTTTTCAGCTTGATCTTTTATAGCCTCTAGTTCAGGAGTCCACGGTTCAGGATTCATATGCTTACCAGCATACTCAAATGGTGCGTCACCAAAACCACGACTAGGTCTACCATAGACCATACCGTTATTAGTTCTACGAACCACAGGTTCATCCCAGTGGTCAAACTGAGGGTTAAAGTGTTTAAGTGCTCCCTTTAGGTAATGAATATTCGACATTTTCTGTTTCTTCTTTCTCTAATTCTATCACCTTACCAGTAGGCAGTATGCCACCTGTATCATGATAGAGTTGTTTCATACGTTCTAAAACTTCTTCTTTTGACATAACGTCCACACGGTTGACGGTCAGTTCACTACGGTTTACGTACAGTCCTGCTGCCTTACCCCTAGCCACTTCTGCAGTGACTGCTGCTGACCATGCTCCGTTACGCAAAGCTCCCTCTCGTATATCTTTTAGGTCGGTAAGATGTGTAGCTAAATCAAGAGCCACTTTGTTACTGGCTTTTTCTTGAAGTGCTTGTATTTTTTCCTGTACGTGAGGGTTATTTTTACTGGCTAATTCGTAACCTGTTTTAATAGCTTTCTTTTCACTGTATCCCGCTTTAATGGCAGCATCTTTTTGAGTCATACCTTTAGCCACGTTCTGTGCAAACTTTTCTTGCTTAGGTGTTAATTTCTTTTTCTTCATTAAGATGTTTAAAAGCTATCATTAAAATAATGTGTCCGTCTCTACGTTTGAGGTAGCTCTCTGAAGATTCATCGACTTTAGCCAACATTAAAACTTCAAAGGGAGTAGCGTACTCTTGATCCCTCCAGTATTCTTCTAATATTTTTATAGACATAATTTATTATAACCTAATTCATTTTCATAAGTTTACGATTTTCTAGGTCGTAAACAGGTAGCCTAGCAAAAACATCAAAACAACAATCTAAAATTCCTTGAACCACTAAACCAGTTTCTTCATCAAACGGTCCTACAATTTTTACTCTCATGTGAGGATCAACTTTGTTGCCTTGAGCGTGTTCGTGTACACATAAAGGAAGCACAGGATATAGTAATTTTTTAGGGTCATACCCAAACCTTTTGATAGTCATAAAAAACTTATCCATGTTTAACGCTCTGTTATAATCGTTTTTTGTTGCGTGTTCGTTAGCCTCTGCTAAGTCTGAGTATTTCATAACACGAGGGTCTTTGTAAAAAAATCCCCCTATGTCTTCTTCTACTTTTTTACTCATTTAATTCTCCATACTCTAAGTTTCTTAACGCCTTCTTCATAAACTGTACGAGTGGTTAGTTTAGCCCTGTGCCTTTGACCATGAGCCGAAGCCGAAGTTCGCAACCTTGTTACTTCTTTTTCATCCGTAAACGGTATGGCAAAACTTTGCCCAACCTCTAACCTATGAAAATTCCATTTTTCTTTATAGTTTGGTTTAGGTAGTTCAATACCTGTTTCTATAACAGGTAATTCGTTAATATTTTCTTGCATAAATATCTCCAATAAATTTATAGTTTAGTATATAAGTATTCACTTAGAAGTTATAGTATAATCCCAATATATTTAGAGCCTTTTAGAGCGTTTGATTTACCTACGCTATACTTACCCTACCCTTTTAAAAGCAACGCCTTAAAACGCGTCACAGTAAGCCCTAAATTAAAGTGATTTATAAAAAGGTACGCCTTTAATACGCAAACATTTATACCGTGAAACTGTTTTATTCCTTATAGTTTTGATGATAGCCGAAGCTATTTTATCTCGGTTGTCTTCTACCCATTGATCAAAATCGGGAGATTTTGAAATAGTGTTATTAGTGTCAACTTCTACTAAAATTCTAGCAGGTGTACCTTCAACTTCTTTAGGGTTATGGTAAACCATTTCCCAAAGCAATTCGTAACGACTAGCCTTTCGTGACATAACCTAACTTAATATCATATTTGATAGCACGTATATCAAGAACACCTTTATCAAGTACGTCTTGAATAGTTTTAATGTTTTCATATTGTTTCATGCGTTCTATATTTTTAGAAGCCATAGGCATCTTATTGGTACGAGTAAGTTTTTGACTTGTGTCGTAAGGGTCGCGAGCACTTATAACTTTACACAGTGGGTCTGGTTTAGGTTTGCTACGGTCAACTTTAAAAACCTTGCTTCTACTCATGTCACTCTCCTCTGGCTTAACAGCCATTTTATTAAAAAGATTCCAAAGTTTAATTTGACAATCTTTTTTATTTTTAAAATTCTTGAGTTTACGTTTAGCAAATTTATTATAAATCTCAAGAGCTTTTGATTCTGGTATAATTGTATTTTGATGTGACATAAAAGCAGGGTCACCAATACGTTGGTAACCCTGTACAATAGTATGTAGTTCTGCCATATCAACTTTCACCACCCTTGAATAATCAGGGGTGGTGAAACATAAAAACTCTATAGAGTTATGCTGCTTCGGCATACTCTATAGCTTTAGTCATAGCACGGTTTTTAAGTGAAGCACGAGCACCGAACCAAGCGTTATGCATTGATGCGTCACGGTCGTGACCCCACTTATGGTCAACCACGTAAGTTACTGCGTTAACAGCACCCCACCACGTACCCTTAGAGCTTTTAAGGTCAGCTCCAGGTTGCTGCTCAAGAGCCTCATAAACTTTATGAGGAGTACGTTGAAACTCTTCAAGCGTTCTAAGTTTAGACTCAGCTAAAGCAGTATCAATATTTTTACTATTCTCTACAATTATTTTTTCTTGTAAAGCTAGTTTAGGCTGTAATAAGTCAGCTATATAACTAACAACTTTATTTTCGTTATACTTTTTACTGCTTAAAAACTCAGCACTTTTTTGATACTCGTCAAGTCTAACACTCGCTAACCCTAACGCTTCTTCTGCAGTAGTTATTAACTGACTGTCAAATACTTTAGTGTGAGGCATTTTAAACGCAGGTTGTGACTTATCAGCTAGAGCCATTGATAAAGTATTATTACAAACTACACGTACTGGTGTAAACCTAATTTCATTAGACTTACCCCACTCATGGGACACGGACACTAATAAGTAGCCCTCTATCCTATCATCGCCTGGCAGGGTAAAGCCGTCATTAATTTCAGCTAACCCCCATATTTGTTTACCATTGCGTAATGAACCTGCAGTATGCATATTCATATTACCAGCGTCTGTAAACTTTTTAAAGAAAGTAAAAGCCTCCTGGTTTTGCGTTGGTATAAACCTTGGTCCACACGGTCCAAGTATGTTGTTATCACTATCACGCACAAGCATGTAGTAATCATCAGACATAATAAGGTCGTCAGCTTTATCGCTAACTGCGTTATTATATGTGAATATATTACGCTTACTCACTGTCCAGTCAAGTCCAGCTTGTTGAAGCATCTCGTTAGGTGTTAAGTTGCCGTCAACTTGTACACCAAGCCCATGCCAAGGTACTTCCCCAGCGTAAGCCATAGTCTCAATATTATGAGCCATAAGTTTCTCCTATCTTAAATGCCTATTAAGTTATTTAATAGGTACGTATAACTTAACTTAGATTAGCTACCGATAAAAGGAACATCTAAATATTCTTATACTTTTTTACACACTCTCTTTTTTGCCGAGGTAAGTAGTCTTCCCAACAACGAACAACGATCAGTTTCTTTTCGACTTCCGTAAAAGTGTTCCAGTCCCTAATTTCTGTGGCAGTCCTACCACATCCTTTACAGGTACGTGTACCCCACTGAGTAACAGTACACATGCCAATACAGGGGGAATCATGAAGACTGCTAGTTTCATGCAATAATTTTTGTGTCATTTCTACTCCTGATGAGTCTAACGTCGTGTTCTCTTAGCCAGTTTCTCATCATGTTCTTACGTTCTAGTTTACTAAGGCTTGTATCATTTAGTAAAGCATTACTAAAGTCAGTATATGCATCGTATCCTCGATAGTAATCTCCTGCTCCTATGTGATTAAACCTAACGATTTGCCATACTCTTTGTTTGGTAATTTTAAACTTAACACCTATTTCTTCAAGTGTCATATTAGTGTTGAGCGTTATCATAAAAATTTCAAAATACTTAGCTCTTTGTCTATCTCTACGTGCCATTAAAATACTCCTTGAAGTTAATAGTTGCTTCACCCCAGCTTTGACCTATTTCAGCATCAACTTTATTAGGTACAACTAGGGGTACACAATCAGCCATAATTTGCATAA